TTGGTGAACCAAATTCAAACGTTTTGGTTTTTTCTTTTCCACTCGTAGCTTTTACTTGTTTCTTTAAAAGATAGTAAACTGGTTCATTTGTGTTTTCATCAATTTGGTAAACCGTAACTTCGGTTGGACTAAACGATGATGAGAATCCAAAATCTACAGATGAGACTGTTGTAAATTCTACATCTGAAAAATCTGTTGAACCAACTACCATACCCTCTGATAGAGTCATAGCATAATCAAAATCAGGAGCTACAGTATCACCACTACCTTTTGCTGGTACTAATTGGAATACATCTAATGTTACCGATGCTGGTATAATATTTTTTGGTTTATATCCTAATGAGTTTACGATGTTAAATAGATTTACATTTTCTTCTGCGGTACTTAACAACGATTCTCTTAATTGAGTATCTGTGTAGAATGATAATACATCACCTACATACGATGCCATTTCCATAAACATCATACCAGGAGATGATTCGTTAAAATCATTGTATGTGTTTGGGAAATAGTTTTTAGAAAACTCAATTAAGTTTTTTCTAAATTCACCAAAATCTCTACCGATTAACGATACATCCTTTTGTACTAAATCTGATTTCTTTTTGTTTGCCATACCTAACCTTATTCTATTGTACTTCCAGCAGAATCTATAAATAATATTATCTGTTGGTTTGCACCTTGCTCCGTAACCCTAAAACTTAATTCTATTCTTACAAAGTTTCTATCAGGATTTGTTTCAATACCTATATTGTCAATAACTATATACGGCAACCAAAATTTAATATCTTCTGAAAGGGTTTCTGAAATTCTTTCATTTAAGTTTAAATCTATGTTTTCAAAGAGTTGTGAATATACATCCGAACCAAACAAAGGTTGAAATGGTCTTTCACCCTTTCTGGTCAATAATAGATTCTTTAGATTAGATACTGCTTGTTCTTCAGTTGTAAAACTTTGAGCGAATAATCCATTGGGTTTACCAAATGGTAATTTTACTCCAACTGCAACGTTCTTATCAAAATCTATTGGATTATAAAAATATTCTTTTCTTTGCTTAGCCATTTATTATCTTCCCTTTTTCTTGTCAATAGCTTTCATCAACTGAGAATAATCTTTGTTGATAACGTTCATAACACCAGCAACTTCTTCACTATTTGTATTAATAGGATTACCATCAATATCTTGCATTGGTGCTACTGCCGTAGAACGACCTGCCATAAACGATTGAGCTTGATTAGAAGTATATGGATTTGCATCTAAGTTTCTCCACTCCCCACTATCAGCTACTTCATTTAACATATCATTCAACATTGGATTTTTGATAAATGATTTTGGTTTAGATACCTTTCTATCTTCTGCTATAATTTCTGATATGTTGATATCTAATGGGTCTACTTTAACTTTTTTAGATTTTATTTCTTTTATAATCGGTTTTTGAGATTTCTTAACCTCAGACAAGATAGGTTTTAGTTCCTCACGAACTACCTTTCTTACGATTACTTCCAATAATTGTGCTAAATCTTTTGCCTTCATAATTTCTACTTTATATATAAATATTAAAAACTTTCTTTTTACACCATCCCCACCCAAGGTTGTCCTATCGGGCCAACTGGAACTGGTGTTGCAGGTGTACCACTTGTTACAAATTCAGTTTGTAACCCACCAACTGTCAATAGATGTGCAGTAAATGCATTTGCTAATTTTGTTGCGAATGGTATTCCAAATGGTACAGCTGATGCTGGGTGAGTAAACGCTGCTAACAATCCGGCTTTAAGTGGTGCTACCGCCCCACCATTATTTATGATATGAGTTATTGGTGCGGGTATTCCTGCCGTTCCCGTTGAAGCTGCTATATTCAATGGGTGAAATGGTGTTGGGGACATTGTTGTTGTTAACCAATATTGTGATGTTGCGTTTGCCCAATCTGAAAAGTGGCTTAGTTTAGGTCTGCCTTCAGATTTTTTTATATCGTTTAGGGTTTTCAATATACCCATTTTGATTGGTTGATACGGAGCTTGAACTAATGGTAAATTTACATGAAGAATTGTATTAGCGGTTTTTACTGCTTTATGATATTCAGATGCTATCTTTTCTGCGGTTTGTTCTTCAGTTTTACCTTCGGTTGCTGAATTTAGATAACCACCTACTGCTGGTATGAATGCGGGCCAAAGTGCGGGCATAATATTATTGTTTCATTTTTTGTATATCACTAAGTATAGTTGCAACCTTGCTAGCATTTGTTGCCGGACCTGTTGGCCCAACCCCAGTTGCGTAAGTAGCTTTTGCTGATGTTAAATCTTTCAACTCACTAGCTAACTTTTCTATCAAAGTAAATAGTTTATCCATTTCCATTTGCCATGTCGGCGTTGCGTTTATAATATCTTTTTTTGCTGCTATGATAACATTTTCTTTTTTAGCGTTCAAAAATATCCTATCAGAATTAAGATATATGGATGGTTTAGAAAATGAGCTTGGATTATCTGCCCCACCGATTCCAGTTTGAGCTGGTTTTAATTTTATCTTTTGTGATGAACCTAACCATATAGATGAAAGGTCATCATTAACATCTTCTATAATGAACTTATTATATCTACCACCACGCTTTCTACCATTGGATATAATTGTGATTGGGTCGTTGTCCTTTGATGAACTCCACGATGGTTTCTTAGTTGTTTTACTTCCCTTTGGGGTATATCCAAATCTCATTGAGTGTCCGAATCTACCTTCTAATAAAACATCACCGATGAATGGTTGTAGTGAACCCACATCACTTCTTTCAGAAAACCCTCTACCTAATTGTTTGGCTCCACCACCACCACTTATACCTGGAACTCCAGCAGCTGCGGCTGCGTATCCCACTGCTGATGCCCCTGCTGATATTAATGTTTTGGATGTTGGTAGTGCATTATTATGAGGATTCTTTTGTATAGCTACTGGATTCAGATAGTAGTATGTTGTGTTTGAATTCTTCTTTGTAGGTTTAGCTTCACCCGAAGTACCTTGAACTATAATAACACTTTCACCAATTAAAGGAATCCTTCTCATAGACATATCATAGGGATATGCCTTTATTTGTTGGTTAACTGTAGTTTGGTTGTAGGCTTGAATTGCGTACAACTCATTTACATCATTATCTTTTAGATTTATATTTTGTACAGTAGCTACTAATAATTTATTTTGTGCTGGCATTATTCATCTCCCTCTGTACTACTAAGAGCATCAATTTTATCATCAATTTCTTTTGCGTTTTCCAAAAGTTGTTTCTTTTCTTCATCTGATAATCCGAATCCACCCTCATCCGATGAGTTAACATCCTTCAACATTCTTTGAACTATCGCTGCTAATTTTACAATTTGTTCATCGTTTTTGATTGATACTTCCATATACTCTTTAATCAAAGGAACAATTACAGTAGCATCTTGTAGATTCTTTACCAATGGTTCTAATTGTGCGATAAGAAGTTTTAGTTGCCTATCTTTCTTTTTAGAATTATGGTAAACATCCGACATGATATCAGAAAATGATTTCCCTTTAAATAATTCAGTATCCTTATCCATTACTATCCTTTAATTTATATCTGAGAGATAAGTATCCTTTTTGATTATATTCGGTGTACAATTCAACATAAATACCTTTTAGTTTACCAACTACTTTAGTTATGTATTGTGTATGTACTCCTGTTCTCTCTCTAATAAGTATGTAGAGTGCTTTTTTGTTATACGAATATAAATCATATCTCGTCTTAAATAAATGATTTATTGCATCCGCAATAGCTCTATCCCTATCTTTTAAAAACAACTCATACAAATGGAAATCTATATATTTTGTATAGTGGTCTATAAAATCTGATTTGGCTTCTTTGTTATTTTGGTCTACAATTTCGTTTACAATGTTACGAGATGTATCAATTGCCGCAACCTTTTCTTTTGATTTCATCCTAGCGTAGTTTGCGTTGTTCTCATTAAAGAGATAGTTTCTTGCTACTACAGTGAAATAGGAAAACGCTCTACCATTCTCACCATTGAACTTATGAATCTTTTCATTCAGAAATGCAACTACACTAGCTTTTACATCTTCATATGGTACATCAAAGTAATATGTTTTGTAAGTGTGGATTACATTTTCCGCTAATTTATCAAACGGGTAATGAATGAATCTGTTGTAGATTTTGTTCTTTAGTTTTTGGTCATCACAATTGTTATATGCGTTAATTGCGATTTCGGTGATTTTGGTAAAATATCTTTTACTCCTTTTTCTTCTCTTTCTAGGCATTCGGATTTATTTCATTATTTAACTTATCTAATGCAGATTGTATTTCTTTAAATACAAACCCGCTCTCATCATCAGCTTCAAACGAACCCAACCTATCTAAAGTTTTCATTCTATCTAAAGCTGATTGTATAGAAGTTTCTACAGAATCCAACACCTCATCTTGTTCTTCAATACTATCTTCTAACTTTTCAACTTTACGAAGTAAGTTCCACACTACATAAAGTAAGATTGATATTATTATTAACGGTAAAACTATGTGTTGTATTGTTTCCATATTAAGCTTCCTCTACTTCACCAAAGATAGATTTAAAATCAATCTTCTCTGGCATTTTTACATTTTCTAATTTTGCTTTCTTAGTTGGTCTACCACCTACGTTCTTTGTAGTAACCTCACCCTGCTTCATCTTCATCCATCTTTCGTTTTCGAATCTAGCAGCCATAATATCAGCTTGGTGCATTACATATGGTAATCCAGTCTTTAGTGCGTTATCTTTATTGTATGCGATGTAATACTCTTTGTTAGCATCATCATACAATCCATCGGTAAGTTTGATACCTAAGTATTCAACTTCTGAGATTTTGATTCCGAAATGGTTTAACATCCAAAATGTTCTATCATTCAAATTCATCCAATGCATTGATGGGTTAGTTTTATAAATCTTTCCTTGATTCTCAACATGCCATTGTGAATCATTTGGAATGTACCAACTCTCATCGGCGTTACCAACCTTACCTAAATCGTGGTGAAGGGCTGTAAAGATTACAGTTTCTCTATCGTACCCACCATCACCGATTCCTAACTCAGTATGTAAATCAAACACCTTTACTGCGTTTCTCGTAACTCTAAGAACATGGTCAATGTACCCACCAGCAAATGCGTTGTGGAAGTGTTCGGTTGATGAGGCTGGAGTAAGAATGATTCTATCTTCAAGATGGTCGTACATCTTGTTAAGAGATTCTAATCTCTCACCTGTAAACGTTTGGTTGATTAATTTTCTAAACTTTTCGTAATTGTCTTTGATTTGATTTTCATCTAAAATGTGTACCATAATTTAATTTTTATTTGTTAACTAATTGATTATCAATGTGTTGTGATGATAGTGATAGTGTAATTGATTGGTTATCAGACACTTACACTTCATCTAATATAGATAAGAACTCACTCTCTCTATAAATGTTGTACGTTTTACCACCATTCTTATGTTTGAATCCAGTTCCATCCAATAGAACTATATCTCCAACCTTAGTGCTCATTGGGATGGCTACACCACTTTGAGTGTATAATCCTTCACCAACTGCTACTACTTTTCCCATCATAGTGGTATCTGAACCTGATGGTTTATATAAACCACCTTTTGTTTTTTCATCGTGTCTTTTGAGTATCTCTACTACTACTCTATCCCCTAAGGGTCTGTAATTATATTCCATAACTTAAATAATTTTATCTATGATTCCTAATTCTAATGCTTCTTCTGAAGATAGGAAGTAATCACTTCTTTGATTTTCTTTCCAAAACTCTCCATCTTTTTTTGTACACTCTGCCATAATAGCATTACAATCATCTTCTAATTGTTCTGCAAACTTAGCGTTAGATTTTACATCTTCTAACTTACCCATATTGAATGTTGATAATTGGTGTACCATAATCTTAGAGTGTTTAGATGCTGCTCTAAGACCTGTTCCTGCAGCGAGTAGTAATGCCGCTGCACTCATAGCTGAACCTCTACATACGATGTTGGTTGTAACACCATCATTATCTTTTAGGGTTCTAATGTAATCGATTAATCCTAATGTTTCTACTACATCACCACCTGGTGAATTTAGTAACATTGTAATTGATTTTAGTTCTGGATTAATCTTTCTGAGTAATCTAACTTTTGATATTACATCGAAGGTCAATCCTTGCGATATTTCATCTTGAACTAAGATGATATTTGATTCAATATCTAATCCGTAATCGAACTCTCTAAACTCTTGAAAGTATTTATCTCTGTTTGATACTTTCTGTACATCGTAGACTGGTTCAATTTCCCCAGCTGTTGATGTTCTTCCTTCATTATATAAATCACTCATATGCGTTGATTATAACTTGTTTTATGATTAAACTTATGTAAATATACAATATTTTTTTTACAATACCAAATGTTTTAGTAAGTTTTTATATCATCCTCATCGGTGTTATCTTTAGTAGAACCTACCCCATCACTATAACTTTTAAAATGTGGTTTAGATAATTCGTTGTAAATACGTTCATCCCTTTTCTTAACCGATTCTTCTACTTCATCCAACTT